CTGCGCGTGATGCGCTGCGGCGGCAGATCCGGATGGCAGAGGAACAGCGTGTCGGCGCTCTGCGTCCAGGTGAGATTCGGCAGCATGTCCGCCGTCCAGGGCGCGGCGCCGGCAAAGACCTCCTCGTCGTCGCGCCAGACGCGCAGCTCGCCGGGACAGAAGCCGAGCAGGTAGGTCTGCGCCATGTTGAAGGCGAAGGCAGCCAGCCTTAGCGCCGCGATGCCGGGCAGCAGGGCGACATGGCGCAGGCCGGGCCTGCGCGTCACGCCGCCGGCCGGCCGCAGCAGCACGTTGCGCAGGCGCGCGGCGCCGTTCACATAGCCCTGCAGGTCCGAGCGGCCCCAGAGATCGGGCGCGATCTCGCCGGCGGTGAAGTTGTTCTTGGCGATGGTGAGCTTCGGCATCAGGACCTCACATCCACCAGGGTGAAGTCCTCGATGCGGCTCGGCTCGTCCTGCTGGCTGTCGATCGCCTTGGCGCGGCGGAACTCGTCCTCCGCCAGCTTGTGCAGCAGCTGCGCGCGGCTGGTGCTCTCGGTCAGCGGCAGGCAGAAATCCGCCGCCAGCCGCGCGATCAGCGCAAGATCGAAGAAGGGCGGAAAGCCGCTTTCGTCGGGGCGGAAGATGTAGGTCAGCGTCAGCGCCTCGACATCGGCCTCCAGCCGGCGGCCGGCGATGCGGTAGCTCAGGCCGCGGCCCTTTTCAGGCAGGCCGGCCGACAGCGCGCGCAGGAAATCCGGCGGCAGCTGGAAGGCGCAGGCGTAATCGGCCGCCGGCGCCTGCGGCAGGCGCGGCAGCGCCGCCTGCAGGGTGGCAAAGCGCCAAGGATGCGACGACAGCAGCCCGTCGCGCAACGGCGGATAGAGATGGCGCGCGATCTCGGCCTCGACGGTGGCTTCGTCGAAGGCGGCGATCGGGCGGGCGCCCAGCGCGATCAGCGCGCGGCTGCAGAGTTCGGTGGCGGACAAGGCCATGGCTGGCTTCCTTTCCTGTCGCCCCGCTGGGGCGCCGCACCGCGACGAGAGGAGGATCGCGATGCGGCGCCCGCGGGCCGCGCGGCCCCGATCCGCCGCGCGATGACGCTGCGGCGGTGGAAGGCGCGAGGGTGGTGATTGCCCTCGCCCTCCCTCTCCACGGAGCGGAGAGGGTCAGGGCGAGGGTTGCGCTCAGTCGCTGTTGGCGGCGGCGGCCGGCGTCAGATCGGCGAGATCGACAGTGCCGTTCTGGTTCGCGGCGACGACGAAGATGCCGTGCTGCGGCGCGCCGCTGCCCTGGCCGGTATTGGCCAGGATGAAGTCGCCGACCCGCAGCATGTCGGCGGCGGCGTTGAAATAACCGCTGGTATCGACACTGGCGGCCGGATCGGGCGTCGCGTAATGCCACAGCGTGAAGCCGTTGGCGTAACCGAGCACCGAGAGGGTTTTCGAGCTGTAGGCCATCGTCGCCTCCTTACACTTCGCGGCAGCGCAGGGTGACCACGCCGGCCGGATCGATCAGCACGGCACCCTGGCTCATCATGTTGTTGATGAAATTCGCGGCACGGTCGCCGTGCCAGGTGATGTCGGACTTCACCTCCTGCCCCGAGGCATGACCGACGGCGGTCTTGTGGTACCAATGGCAGAGCCGCACGTCGTTCTGCAGGGTCAGGCCGCTATGGGCCATCCACAGCGTGCCGAGCCACTGCTTGGCCTGGGCGCCCTTCCACGGCAGGTCGTCGTCGCCGACATAATCGGCATCGGCGAATTCCGGGATCTCGAGCAGCTGCGACCACTGGCGCCAGCCGATCACGGCATAACGCTGGCCGTCATCGGGCACGTCGGCCTCGCCGAGCGCCTCGAAGGCGGCGAGGATCTTCGCCTTGGTCAGGCCGTCGCTGTCGCCGCCGGCGAAATTGGCCGACTGGTCGAGCGAGCGGATGATCAGCTCGTCGGTCTTGCGGCCCAGCGCATAGGCGCCGGCATTGACGATCACCTCGCGCTCGTTGTGGCCGACCTTCAGCTCGTCCAGCGCGTCGAGCCATTCGCCGGCATAGTAATCCTGCAGCAGGCATTCGACGGCGCCGTGGTCGACATTCATCACCGGCACCTTGCCGTGCCGCGCCTTGGTCGACGCGGTGCCCCTGCCGACCTTCTGGAAGGTGGTCGACGAGCCTTTCACCGATGTCTTGGATCGCACGGTCGGACGCAGCTTGGCGCCGAGCCGCTGGTAGGCCTGGTGCACGTCGTGTTCGAACTGACGTACAAAGGACTGGTCGATACTGGGCGTCATGGGACGCTTCCTTTCATCGTCTCGGTTTCACGAACCGGAGCCGGGCTCCGGCGGTTCATGCGGCCTGCGGCGTTATCCGTTGCGACGGGCACCGTCGCCGCGCCCTGCCCGGCCCCGCGCAAGGGCGCGGCGGTTGTCGGATCGGAGCGGAGAGAAGAACGGGGCAGCCGGCCCGGCGATGCGACGCGCAGCTGTTCGCGGCGCTGTCGCGCGGGCCAGCCGACGCGATCAGCCCGGATACAGCCTCCTGAAGCCTTCTGTGACCTTGGCGAGGATTTCGGGGTCGCGTTTCTTCCAGTAACGGGGGTCGCGCATCAGCGCGACGAGCTGCTCCTCGCTCAGCATCTCGTCGGCCGCATTGCCGCCCTTCGGCAGCGCCGGATCGCCGCCCTGCATCATCTGCTCCAGCGCGACGATGCCTTCATAGGACGAGGCCAGCGCCTCGAAGACCGGCGCCGGCAGGTTGCGGCTGCCCCAGGCTTCCAGCGCGCGGGCCGTCTCGCGGAAGCGCTGCTCGCTGCCGTAGCGCTGCATCAGCCGCTCGCGTTCGCTGCGGTGGCGGAACTCGCCGGCCATGCGCTGCAGCTGCGGCGCGACATGGTCGCAGGCGAGATCGTAGACGAGCTGCGCCTGGGCGGGCGTGAAGCCGGCCTCATGCAGCCGCGCATTCACCTCGGGATCGGTCCAGAGCGCCGGATCCTTCAGCGTGATCGCGTAATCCTCCGGACGCTCCGGCACGCCGAGCGCCTGGCGGAAGCGGCGATGCGACTCGTCATCGGCATCCGCGCCGGGAATCGCCACCATGCCGGCCAGCTTGGCTTCCAGCGCGCGGTAGGATTTCAGCAGCAGGTCGGCGCGCAGCGCGCCGGTCTGCGGATCGCGGAATTTCTCCGGCACGTCGTCGAAGCCGTTGGCGGCATCCGCCGCGTCGCTCAGCAATGTCTGGGTCATGGCCATTCTTCCTTTCACGTAATGTTCCTTCAGTGGCTGGCGCCGAAGCGGCCGCGATCCACCAGCAGCGCGATCATCGCCACCAGATGCCGCTGGCCTTCGAGATGCCGCAGCTCGGCTTCGCTGGCATCGGGCACGGTGCGGCGCTCGATGGTGAGGCGGCGCAGATAGGCCAGCACGCGCTCGCCATCGGCACCGCGGAAGCAGCGCGCAAAGGCCGCTGCGATCGCGTCGTCGTCGCGGCTGCTCATGCGGCCTCTCCCATCTGCGCGGCGGCGGGACCGATCGCGCCCTGCAGCTGCTGCAGCATCTGCTGCACCGGATTGCCGGCGCCCTGCGGCATCGCCTCGCCCGGCTCGACGAGGAATTCGCCCGGCACGCCGAGGGTGCGGCCGAGCCAGCGCGCCACGGCGAGCACGTCCACCGCCTGCATCGCCTGCGGCCCGAGCGCCTGCACCTGGCCGAGCCAGGTCAGCGTGCCCTGCACGTCGCCCTGGGCCTGCAGGCGGGCAAGCGGCGACTGCTGCACCAGCACGACCTCGCGGCCATCCAGCGCGAAGCGAGGAATCTCGCCGCGGCGCTGCAGGATCGCGACGGCGCGGCGGATCAGCGGATCGAGCAGCTCGCTCTGCAGCCGCCCGAAGGTGGCGCCCAGCAGCCGCGCCATCTCGGCGGAGCGTTCCAGCACCTCCGTCGCGGTCATGCGCGGCGCATCGATCTGGCCCAGGGTGTCGCCCAGCAGCGCATGGCGGATGCGGGCGCGCAGGTCGTCCAGCACCAGCTGCGAAATGTCGAAGCGTCCTGGCGCGGCGAGCGGCGTCAGGCCCGAGGAGCCGACGGCTTTCGGGATGATCGCGCCGGGCACGAGTTTCACATTGGCGGGATTGAGCACGCCGTCATCGTCGGCCTGCCAGATGCCGGTGACGGCAATCGATGCGTTTTTGAGAACGAGCTCGACGACCTTGTTGGCGGTCTTGATGTCGGGCAGCGCCTTCATCACCGGCGAGCGGCCGTAAGCCTCGCCCGGCGCCTTCAGCCAGCGGAAGGCGATGAAGGGCGTCTGGTCGAACCGGCCGCGGGCAAGCACGGCGTCGGAATCCTGCACCGGCCCGTGTCCGGCTGCGCCGTCCTCGAGCAGGGCGATGTAGCTGTAGCCGCTGGCCGGCGCCGCCTCGGGCAGCACGCAGTCGAGCACCGCGATGCGCGTTGCGTCGTCATCGGACTGCGTCGCGCGCCGGCGGCGCTCGGCAAACCACGCGGCCTGCGTGACCGCGGGATAGCGCTGCGCCAGCTGCTCGAGCGTCAGGTCCTGGCGGCGGAAGACGGTATCGAGACGGCCGCCGGCGCCCTCTTCCAGCACCACCTCGCCCAGCGGCATCGCCGTGAAGCGCAGCGCGCTCGGCTCGCCCAATGGCGCTTCCTCGCAGGCGAGACAGGCGGTGCCGGCGACGACGAGGTCGAGGAAATTCTGGTGCAGCTCGACGGCGAGATTGGAACGCTCGAACTGCGCCTGCAGGATCTCGGCGGCGGCATCGAGTTCGGCCGCCACCGCGCCGCGCTGCGCCTCGGGCACGTCGCGACCCGGGCGGAAGCCGAACCAGCGCGACCAGGGCGGCGTCAGCTGCGCCAGCAGAGCGGCGGCAAGCTGGTCGGCCGCATCGCAGGCGGTGCCGTCGAACAGCTTCTCGCCGCCGCGCAGGCCGCCCGATGCGCCGCCGGTCGCGGCCATGGCGACGCCGTTGCGCCGCGCCGGCAGCGCATAGTCGTAGCAGTCGTGCCACAGCGCCTCCCAGCCGCTGCGCTGCGCCTTCGCCCGGGCA